AACTTTGTATGAAACCATGTAGGGACTTTAAAACATGCATTCCATAGATAATACTTCTTGCTTGTGATTACTCTTTTTGATTGGTACTGACCTTTTGTGTATGATGTGATAGCTCCACACAACTCATCAATGATGGTTTTCCAACCTTCGGGAACCCACGCCCCGCATGGACATTCTTTGCCATTTTTCCCGTCATAAAATAAGTCGGGGTATTTATTGATTAAATATTGTTCAAAGTCTTCCATGTTATTTTTCTAGTAAAGCGTTAACGATTTTTTCTGCGTTTTCTTGGAAAGATGGATAATACAAGGTATTAATCCAATCTTTAAGAGCTTGTTCGCTAAGGGGAACGCCCTCTTTAGGCTTTGCTTCACCAGCTTCGCGAATGATTTTGACTAATTGATCTATCTTATCCTTAGCCGCTGCAAGGATTTCTGCTTTGGCAGGATAAACAGAGTGATAGACTGACTTGCAACCGTCTTCTACTTTGACCAAGTGCCAGCCTTTGCGCAAACCATCTATAATACTCACATCATTGACCTGAACATATTTCTTACCTTTTTTCTGGTACAAGGCTCGGTTATTTTGTTTGTCGTATATAGAATTCATTGCGCTCATGAATTAAACTATACTTTGTATTTTAAAGGAGTCAAGTTAAAGTTTAAATGATAACTTTTGAATTTGAGATCCTATTAATAGAAAGATTTTGCTTATTTTATATAAAATATTTCCCAATTTTCTCTGGCATTTTCCGCGAATAGTTTTACTAAAAGCGATTTGTTTTTTAATTTTTTTAGCGATCTTTTCTTCTCTTTCTAGTCTAGGAGCAGAGTCTTCTTCCTCATATTTAAACAAAGATATTTCATCGACTTTACCGTTAATAAAAACAATTTTTAAATCAATCGAAACATCTAAGGATTCTGTTTGTAAATAGTCGTAACATATAATAGTTGTTGTGATGTCGTGAGGAATAGTCTCTGTAGAGATTATCTTCATGTATCCTTTCAAGAAATGATTTTCATCGCTTACCCATTCGCAATTGTTCTTTTTATACGTTAAGCTATCGTTTTCAATGCTGTAAGTGGCTAAAGCTTGATCAAAGTCTTTAGTTTGCAAAGATATTTCTTCGCCCTCGACTAGACTTAAATACTTATTTATTTTTTCATCAATTCCTAATAGTCTAGATTTAGAAATGATAATGTTATCAAACATTCCCAAAATATTAAACCTCCCAAGTTGTGTTTGAAGATGTATGGCCGCACTGCTCGCAAATATCGAGTTCGGCATACTGAAATAATTTGATTAAATCAGTAACAAATAAACTACCTTCGCTGATATGATCTTGTACTTTAATCAATAAATATTGAAGAAAATTATCTGTTTCGGTTTTATTCATTTCTCGCAAATCTTTTCCATCAACTGTCCAAGAATCGTCCATACATGTTGAATGTTGAATTATTTTTTTCATTTCGGAATATATATTTGTTTCTTTATTTGTCAAGGGCTGGTTGGTAAATCTTTTCGCGGAACCATTTAGTCAAAACAAATTTCTCTCCCTCTTCTACTGGCATTCCCCAATGCATAGATTCCTGAATGTTTTGGCCGTCCTTTGTATCTTGCCACAAAATCATTTTGCCCATTTCAGGCTTTGATTCGTAATCTATTTTGGTGAATTTAGTGTGCCCTCCTTTGGGAGTATCGTTTAAATAAACCATTGCTGTCCAAGTGCGATTTCCTTTAGTGGCTATTTCTTTTGTTTGAAACTCAGAGTTGGGAAACAGTGTGTCAAAATGAGGTTTAAATTGCTCGCCTTCTTTGTAGTATTGACCTTGAATTTGTTCTGTGAATTTTTCGGGAACGTTAATCAAACTAAAGATTCTATCCTCTACTAAATTAACAATATCATATTTGTTTCTGTATAAATTAGTAGTCGAGCTAGTGCGAAAATCAGAGAGAGTATTGCCTCCTGTTTGATAATCAATAACAGAAGACTTTGTGCAATTAGCGCGAATCACTTCAATAATTTTGGCGCACTCTTCCTCATTAAAGATGTTTTTGATTTCAAAAATATTTAGTTTATCAGAGAGTCTCTTTGCTGGAAATCTGGTATTAGAGAGGATCTTTTCTACGTCTAATTCTGGAGCGTTGTTTTGAACTTCAAAAATATCTGGGATTCCAAATTCGTTGATAATTAATTCTTTTTTAAATCCTTTGTCTAAAAGAATTCCTGCGATTTCCCTTTTGGGAGAGCCTCTTTTCACATTGTCCCAAATCCAAAATTTCCAACTGTCATCAAAAGAATTAAAATTCATACTATATATACGTTTGAATCGTGTAATTTCTAGTATGAAGTTTGATTCTAAGGCTAGACAAATATTCAAAAAATTGCCTAATGACGTAAAAAACTATTTTTATGAAGTTGATGAAAAATGTAAAAATCATCAAATAAATTTTAGATTAAGCGGCGGAAAAAGCCTTAACGCTAACGGCTCTAGATGTGGAGGATGGTTTGACGATTCAACTAAAGAGTTGGCTATAGCTTTAAATATGCCTTTAAAATGGAGTTTGTCCATTCTTCTGCATGAAGAATCTCATTTAGACCAGTGGCTAGATCAAAATTCTGTCTGGTATAATAGCAAAATTAATAACAGCTTTCAGCGTTTTTTTTCTTGGTTAGCTAAAGATTCTGAAATTCGCTACCCCTTGAAAGAAGCAAAAAATATTATTATCCTTGAAGCTGATTGTGAAAGAAGAACATTACGAAAGATTCGCAAACGTTGGTCGCATATTATAGATTGCGAAACTTATTCTAGGTCTGCTAATGCTTATATGTTTTCTTACTTGTGGATGGCAAAAAGTAGAAAATGGATAGGTTGCTGTGTAAAACAACAGTATTTCTTGAAGCATTTCTCCGCTAAAATGCAAAAACAATATAATTTCTTGCCAGAAAAGTATCTTAAATTATTCTTGACTCAAGACAACAAAAAACCCCTCTCCAAACGGAGAGGGGTTTAGTGGGTCTGCGGGTTATTTGTCTTTTGCTTTGCCGATATTTAAGGCGAGCCAATCAATTACCATGTAAGCTTTCTTAATAAAGCCGTCATCCTTTGGGGTAGGAGTTAAAGCGGCGATAGCGGAACATGTTGCCACGATAGAGGTAACAATATTAAAAATGTCGATTTTGTGAATGAGAATCCAAGTGATAGCGTTCATGCTTTTATTTACACATAAAACGGCGTATACGACTCATCAATATTTAAACATTTAAATTCTGTATTTTCGTAATTAGTCGTAGAACTCTGATGGAAGTGTCCGTAAATCCAATTTTTTGGCTTGGTTCTTTGATATAAATAATCAAGTTGCTGACTCTCTTCAATGAGATCATTTTTCAAATCAGGGTCTTGATCGCACCAATATTTGATGTTATCAAATCCTTTGAAAGCTCCACAGACTCCTGGGCGAGTATGAGTTACAACTAAATCGTACTGACGATTTTCATATGGAAATTCGTGTTCAAGTTTGAGATTAAAGGGTTCATCGCTCCACCATGATTTACCTTCTTTGCGAAAACGACGATCAACGCTAACTGCACCACCAACAAGTAAGATTCTTTTGCCAAGCAGTTCTAATTCGCTGTAATCAGCAAGTAGAGTAATATTAGTAATCCCAAAAGGATTGTTAGTTTCTGCAAAGTAGGATGGGTCATCATGATTTCCGCGAATAACGTAAAGATGGCAGTTGGTTTGAGTAAGAATCTTACTAAGAATAGTTAATTCGGTCTTGTAGTAATTTGGCTTGTAAAAGCCTAATCCAAAATCTCCAACTTGAATAATGTAGGCATCAGAAATGTTCTTTCTGATTTCATTTTTAAAAGGCCCAAACTCTGCGTGAATGTCTCCGATTAATATTATTTTATTTTTTTCCTCCATAACTTATTCAAAAGTATCGAAAACAAAATTTTCGTTGATTAATTCCATAATAGCATCACTTATTTTTTCCTTGATAACAATGCTCGTTGGATTATCAACATGTTTATGTGCTCGGTTAAAACCTAGAGAGATTCCGTTATCAATGCATTCGGTAATTATTTTATAGTAATTTGCTTTCATAATATTCTTATTTTAATTTGCTTTGAATCTGTGCGTGGTGTTGGTATTTTCATAATTTTACGTCCAAAAATATTCGCGATAATCAATCATTTTTTTTAAGATGTTAGAGTCTGTTTCTGAGATAAGAATATTGATTTTATTCATTTCTCCGTAGAGTTCATTATAAGATTTGCCTTTTAAATGATTTGGAAGGGGATAGGGAGGATAAAGAATATCTGCTTGAGCTTCGCAATTTGGTCTGCCAACAGTAATCCAATGAGCGGAAGAGTCAAGCCAATTCTTAAATTCGCGATGTTTTTCTGTCCCATCCCAATCAACGTAAGATTGATCAGATTCTTTCTTGAAGCTAACAATCATTGCGAAATTAACATCCACAATCAAACTGCTAATATCAGCCCATGTTTTAGGGATAACTTTGCGAATTTCTTGGTGCTTAGGTTTAAAAAAACATTTCACTTTGTAAAAGAAATCGTCCCACTTCCATCCCCAACTGCGAAAATAATAATAAACATCTTCTCGTAGCCAATATTGAAAAGGATATTTTTCTTTTGTTTCTTTTTTCCATGAATCCCACTCATCGAAAGATAAGCTATATGGAGTCTTGTAAATGAACGGGGTTTTTTGGTTGTCAGATTTTTCCATACTGATTATACCATTGATTTTTCTTTTGTCAAATCTCTGATCTTAAAAATAGCCTTACATTTATTTTTTAACTCAATATCATAGAACACTTCTCTACCATAATCCTCTGGAGTAGTGGTTGGCATGTCAGCGTGTTTGCGAGTGCCGTCAATGCCTTCGCTGTAGTGAAACAGAGGTGTTGTGGGCCAAGTGTCATAAGCTGCGTTAAAAGCCTCTCTAGGGGTCAAAGAATCGCCAAGGATGCTGTGATGTAAGCTGTCGTAAGTGATTGGAATGCTGCGAGTGTTGTGAAAGTGTTTGATCAGGTTTTTGATGCCCCAGATGCCTTTAGCATTGTCGTTGTTTTCTAGAACTAAACGCTTGCGAATATTATCTGGCAATTCATCGTATACTGACAATACTTTGTCAGCGATTGCTTGAGCGTCTCCCTCTTGACGAACATGAAGATTGAGTGGAGAACGATAGTCTTCTGGCAAGTCTAAGAGACTAAAGATTTCAGCGTGCTGTTTGAGGTCTGAAATGCTGTTGTCAATGCATTCTTTCTTGTCAGATGACAGAGTGATGTATTCGCTAGGATGGGAGGATAAACGAATAGGCTTTTCTACCAAAGTCTTTTTGATAGCATCGCACGTTTCTTTGATGCTGGAAAAGTTTGGCAAGTCAGAGATTAATAGCTTAACATCTTTGTGCGTTAAGATTGGAGCAAGAGACGATGATACTCTATAACCTTGGATATTATTGTTTTGACAAAACTTGATTGTTTGATGAGTCATCTTAAAGTTGTGCAAGATGCGCTGAGAAAGCTCGTTGATAGCTTGGTCAAAAGGCAGTTTGGCGAATTGGGTATATGTCATCGAACGGAAGTTGTGACCGTTGTCAGATAGTGTCTTGGAGATACAGCAAAGGGCTAGATTCATACTAGAATCTAGCCCCTCTATGCTGAATGTCAATTACGATCTCAAGATTTTTTCAGGATCACGTTCTCGCGGTCCTTTTTCAACGCTCGTCCAACTTTCAAAATCAATTAAAAATAATTTGCCACTATCAGATTCTACAACATTTTTCCAACGAATATCATTGTGATGAATTCCATACTTATTCGCTAGTAAGTCATTCATTCTTTTGATTTCCGCCTTGAACTTGTAACGATCTTTCGGCGCATATTTGATGTTTAATGATTCACCAACATACTTGGTGATGATTAACTTTTCTTCTGGCTTAGTGCTTATAAGCGGAGCTATAAAATCGCAATCGGATAAACTAAAATACGCGAACACTTCTTTCTTAAATTTATTAACTGTTTTTAAGTATTTGTATACAAGTAGTTCATTGTTGATTTCATGTAGTTCTAGCCTCTCAGTCGAAACTCCTTTTTTAAATTCTTTAATCAACATAAATTAAATATATCGTCCTATTGCTTCAATGAAGCGCAAAATCTTTTCTAAAAATAAATTGATCATTAATTCTTTAATTTGTTTGAGGCGATTAAACATATTCCTTGGATAGTCTTTCTATTTCTGATTGAAGTTTTTTGGTCATTTTATGTTTTGCGACATAAAAAGCACCGACTGTTACTTTATATTTTTCAATAATCTCTTCTTTGCTTTTCTCCTTTAAGAAAATATCGCAAAAAATATCATACTCTTTGCCTGATCTAGTGGTCTTCAAATTGTTTAAAGCAATTTTAATTAGTTTTTGCTTATATTTGTGGTCAGACTTATTCTCCACGGTGCAGTCTTCGCTTCCTTGACTCTCCATTAGTTCGTCATCACCAGAGATGAAATACTTAGTTTGAGTCTTATTTCTGCGGATGATGTCAATCATTCTCCATTTCGCAAACTTTTGAACCCAAGCGTGAAGACATCCCTTTGATGAATCAAATTTATTATTTTTAAATTGATTAGCCATTGCTAAGAAAATATCTTGAATTGTATCTTCGGCATCTTGATTGTTAAGATTGTATGAGTGGGTCAAGGAGCGAAAATAACCATAATAATGAGTATAAAATTCGTTCCAATCTTTGGCATTTGTCCAATCTTTAAGATCAATTTCGGATGGCTGTTCAATCATATTAAAATGGGGTATCGTCTTCTTCTACTTCTAAAGGTTGATGCTGCTCTGCGATGGTATTTTTCAAAGCTCTAATAACAGCGTACAACGCTACATAAGATTGATGATTGTCACCGTCAAGAGTAAAGACTTCGCTCTCCAGATTTTTAATTAATTTTGATAAAAAAGTTTTCATAATTAATGCCCGAATGCTTCGATAGTATGTTTGAAGGGATTACCTTCGATATTCCTCACAAGATCAAGCATGGTTGCGGCAATGTCGCGAATTTCCTTCTGTGCATCTGGCTTATTGCGAAGACTCAAGAAGTGATAGAAAGACCTCCAGTTAAACATAACGTCAGCTTGAATCTGAGAGTTGTATGTTTTGAAGAAACGGGCACTTTCTTTGGCGCGTTTACGGCCAAGAATAGGTTCAAGGTCTTTGAGGCATTGGTGGTAGAGATCATTGCCTAATTTTGTGTATTCTTCCAATACACTGCTCCATTCAATCTCATTTGGCTCGTATAAGCCTCTATCACTATCAAACACTGCTAGATAAGAAGAATTTGTAATTGTAATATCTTTATCTTTCCAATCATCAGGAATGTAATACTTATCCTCCTTCAGTTCTTTGTATCTCGCACTCTCACCATTAACAGAACATCCAATTCGGTGTTTTAGGAGATGGATGTGGCTAGCAATGTCACAATCCACAAGAAAATGAAGACTGCTTTTTTCAAAGGGCGTATGATGTCCAGCATCTGCAAGCATTTTTAATAGTTTAGGAATCCGCTCGCGTTTTCCCTCTGTGATGTCTCGGCTGGTAGAAGTCCAAGCAGAACATGCGTGTACTTCGTCGCTTCCGTAGAAACCAATTAATTCTACTTTATTTGTGTTAGTTGCGCTCATGGTTGAGGGATAAATCGGGCAATTTTTTGCTCTAGTTGTTCTACTGTTTTTTCTGAATGCCAAATCTCCACAACATCGCCAGAAATATAATCTCCGATTGTCGTTTTAACCGCTGTATTTGCAGGTAGAAACAGAGCCTCTGGCTGTTCTAGCCTTCGTTGAGAGACTGATTTTAAATCAATTTTATTAGTGTTGCAGCAAGAAGCGGCGAATACTGTTAAAAGTAAGAGTTTTTTCATAAGTTATTTTGCTTGAGGAACAGATTTAATTTTTCCTTTTCTTCGATAATTTCGTCCATTAATCTCTTTGCTTGAGCTTGTTCATCTGATTTAGCGATTGAACGAAGTTCTTCTCTTTTCTCATTGAGCTTGTTAACTCTAGAGGAATGCTTTTCTAAAATATCGTAAAAATAAGATTTATTCTTAAGTTTAAGAAATTGAACGCCAAGCTCAAGCAGTAATTTTACTGTTGCTAATAAAGGCATTTTTACTTCTTCGTAGATTCAAAAATAATCTTTTCCTCTTTGTCCACACCTGCTTCGCAGACATAGCCCCCGATATGTTTTGCGCAATCAAGTGCCCATGAATAGGCATCTTGAAAACACATATCATAAGAAGCTTGATGATCGCCCTTGTGATTATAAACGCTATACCAACTGACACCAGATTTACCTTTTGTTTTCATATTTAATGATTTAATGATTTTGAGAGACTTTGATTAGGGTTTCGTGAATTAAATGACGGGTTTCGCGGTCAACTACTCGACCATCAACTTGAGGAAGTTCGTTTACAACCTCGTCAAAGTCAAGACCAAAAGCGGAACATAGTGATTTTACTTTACGAAAGACTCCAATTTCCTTGTATTTAAGGACTGCCCAGCACAAATCAATTTGCTCTGGTGACGCTTCTTCAATTGCATTTGCAAGTTGCTTGCTCATGTATTTATTTTAATATTATTTGGGATTTATCTTCTATCTATTATAGCATATTAACAATGCTTGTCAAGACGTTTCTCTTCTCGACAAGAGCTTTTTCTTTCCACTGCTGGAGATAATCCTGATAGAAAGAAGTATTTTCGGTTTTCTGAATCAATTCCTCTTCGGAATTAACAAAGAAATGATCAGGAACATTATAACCAGACAACTCGACGGTATTTTTACAGTTACCATCAAAAAGAGGAAGTACGTTATAATTAAGAGACTCGTAAAATCTGTTAGCCAAGCAATTATAATTGTTATGATTGATTTCGTCTTCGATATACAAAGATGTTTTAAAGTCAAGCAAGCCATCTTTTGACCAATTGATTCGATCAATAAAAGGACCGTTAACGCTAGCGTTCGAAAACTTTTCCCGATTCTTCTTGTGAGTAGATACTGTAACATAGCCTTTTAAATAATTCTGAAAAGACAAGACACGATCTTTGCGGAAAGATCCGTAATACACGCAACCTTTCTTTTCTTTTGTCGTCAAGATAGGGTCGAACACTAAACTATTTAAGTTAACGAAGTTCCACTTATCCACATACTTCTCAACAATTTTGGAGATGTCTGCGCTGTGATTAGCTATGACTTGGTAGCGGCGACCAGCTTTCGCAGCCATCCATAGGATGCGCGGCTCACCAAGATTATACTCGTTAGTGATATGAAAGAGTTCGGCATTTGGACTTTGTTCTAGCCATTTGTAATCCACATATGAATAGTGGCTAGCATGATTGAAAATGATTTTGTCATAGTTTGGCTCAATAACATCATTGACTGATGGGTAGCTCCAAATCAAATCAACTTGGTGGCCCAAAGTGATTAGGTGGTCTTTAATTTGTTTTGCATTTAACCAGTGCAAGTTTTGCGGTTCTTTCAAAGAACCTTTGTGTGAATCAATTAGTAGGATTTTCATATTGTGAGAATTCAATGGCGATTTTGCCGAGACTGTTATCAATAGCGCAGTATCCTTCAAACACAAGTACTTTTTCGAAAACTCTTGTTTTAGTGATTTCAAAAAGTAAATCTTCTTTTTCTGGAATTCTCAAAATGTGCATAGACGGGTCGATTGACTTTAGCTCGCAATTTTCGAATGTTTTATCCATCCACTCTTGGTGAATGTCGTTTGCTCCAACAACTTTAATATTTCCTGTCATGCTATATATTAATACTTGTATTTGAACATGTCAATATCTCGTTCAAAAATCTTTTCAACGGTGCGCTTGGATTTAAAATCAAAATAATCATGATAATGTCCTCTCTTTGAAGAGTTGTCATGAGGCAAATTTGGAACAATATGATTAATGTTACAGTCTTCTAGCATTCCTGAGAAATCTGTTTTTAAAGATTCAAAACGCAAAACAAAATTAGGAGTAAACATTCCTTCTAGCCAAGAACTTTGATCATGAATAGCAATAAAGTTTTTGTCTTGTTCTTCATATTTAACCATCATCAATTCACAGAATTCCGCGAAAGTCATTTGAGAGTCCATTTTATATAACTTTCCCAAATCGTTTTTTAACGCAAATTCATACATCGAAATCGCTCTGTCCCAAGGGTTTCTTACTACAGCGAAGGACATATAGTTGTGAATCATGTTCCCCATTACTAAACTGATTTCATCAGGTTTTGCATGAGTAGGCGAAAACCAATTGCGATAAGTTTTATCTTTTAAATAACGATCAAATTCTTTCTTGTGCTTGTGGATAAGATTCAAGTCTCCTAAATGATTATAAATAGAAGTACTAGCATTCTTAGGGATACGAACAAAAATCATACTCCAAATCCATTTATGGGTGCATGGAGATATTTCTAGCATTTAGGCCAAACTTTAAATTTTAAATTCTCAAAAATATCTGAAAATTTAATAATTGAAATCTCGTCTTTGCGACCCTGCCTTTGATATATTTTATACAAGGCATCTTTAGAAGAATTAACTCTAGAGTTTTGATCCACCTTTTCCATACAAAGCTTCCACAAAGCTGCTCTATTAACTATGATGAAATCTTTTTCCCTTTCAAAAGCAATGTATTCAGCCGCTCCAATTAACCATCCGCCGTTTCCAGCAACATTTAAAAACTCTACCCAAATCAATTCGTCATTAACATTAGAGTCTGTTCTTTTGATTTTCTTCTGAGCTTTAATGTCTAAAGAGAGTGTCGGATAGTTCTCTTTAGATAAAAACACATCTACATGAGACAACTGTTGTTTTCTATCTGCCTTGATAGCTTTCCAGCCTTGTCTCTCAGCAATGGAAATGAAAAGGTCTTCTGCATTATGTCCATCGTCAGAACATTTTCCTGAAAAATCAAATTTATTACGGTATTTCATAAAGAGCTATATTATTATCAAAAATTTGAAAATTAAAAATTCTAACTATGGTTTTAATATATTTATCTTTTTTTCGTTCGCGATTGATCTCTCCTATAATAAATTGAATTTGATATTTTTGTTTTAAAAACTGAAAAATATCATAAACTGCTCTTTTTATTTCAAAAATATTATTATGATCTGAAGCTGCGAAAGTAAATCCACAAACGCTTGATTTTGATAAATGCACTGTTTCAATCAAAGAAGATTGTGTTTCTGGCTTAAAATCAAAAGCTATAAAAAATATAATTTTAGATTCTTTGCGAGCATAAAAAATTCTTTTATCTTTAATTAAAAAATCAAAAAAACTTTCTATTTTTCTACGAAGATCGGATAAAGTCTTAGTTTTAAAAGACAAAGGTTGGGATTTTGTAAAAAATACATGATATAAAGACTTTAATTCCTCTTTAACGTCTTCTTCTCCAAGAAATTCGTGTAAATTATACTCAACGCTTTTATTATTTATAGTCATGCCAATTAACAATAAAATCTCCAATGATTTAATAGATTTAGAACCAACTGCGGTTTTGGAGTTTTATAAACTTTATTATGATACGATCAATGAACCCGATTCTTTTTTCCCTTTTCATCCATGCTCTCATGGAATTGAAAACGGTATCATATTAAATGGTATTTCGTATTTACCAATTGCGGTAGAGGTTGAAGATTTCGAGACTAATGCTTTTAATAGAATCAATAGACCTCGTATTCGTATTAGTAATGCCAACTTAAATGTTAGTCAAGTTCTAAGGCGCAAAAATGACTTTAAACATGCAAAATTAGAGAGAATAAAAATCTTTTTAAAGTATATTGATGATGCTAATTTTGAAGGCGGTGTTAATCCATTCGGCGTTGCCGATCCAACCGCAGAAATAAATAAAGATACTTATATCATTTCTCAAAAACTCCAAGAAAATAAAATGCTTGTTGAGTTTGAATTGACTGCTCCGTTTGATTTGGAGAATTTTACAATTCCTGGCCGTTTGGTATTATCTCGTTATTGTTATTGGCAATACAGAGGTATTGGCTGTAATTATTTTGGCCAACCTGTTTGCCAAGAAAACGATCAAGCTTTCACTGTTATTCCAACAGGAACTTTCAATTTTCAAACAACTGAAAACGAATGGAATTATGGTAGGTCTTACAATAGCGGCGAAATCATTTACGCAACTACAGATAAAGATCCTTTTCGCACTTGGTATGTGTGCAGAAATAAGCATACAGCTTCAGAAAATAATCATCCTAGTTTAGACTCTTCTCCTTGGGAGAAAGATGGTTGTTCTAAAGTTATCTCTTCTTGTAGAAAGAGATTCTCCAACACAGGAATCAATTATACTGGGTATATAGGAGCTACCGCAAATACAGGAAAAACTGTATATAATTTAGTGCCAGCAACTCTTAACGCCGACATTTCTGTAGCTTATTTACCATTTGGCGGCTTTCCAGCAACAGACAAATATCAATATGGAGCTTCATACAAAGGTAGAAAATAATTTCGAAAATATTCTTCAATTTTTAAAAGATCATAGTGATCGTTATTTTAATATTGAATGTTGCGCTTTCATAGGTTTAAAAGACGGGGATTTTATTGCTCAAATTTTAGCTAACCGTTCTCCAGAGCCTAATTCTTTTTTTTGCGTTGATCCTTTAGATTTTTTAAAATTCAAAAGCGAAAATGAGTTGTTATTTATCTTTCATTCCCACCCTAACACAAGCGCTGATTTTTCTGAAATAGACAAAGCTAATGCGGAAGCTTGTTGCTTGCTGTCTATTCTTTACTCTGTAGTTGATAATAAATTTGCACTTTACGAGCCGCAAAGTCACGAAACAGATGTAAATATATTAAACAAGGTAAAAGGTTATTTATGACAGAAGTTCATTTACATGGTATTCTAGCAAAAAAATATGGTTCAAAACACTATATAGCTATTTCTCAGCCAAAAGATTTATTGAGAGCTATGGAAGCTAATCATGATGATTTTTTAATTGATTTAAAAAATTTATATACAAAAAATATACATTATACTTATATCGTAAATGGTAAATGGGCCAAAAATGGAGAATTCAATAAAGAAAAAATTAAAAGGTTAGATTTTGTTCCTATGATTTTAGGTAGCGGTTTTTTTGGACTCGTTATGCTTGCTATTTCGGTTGTCTCTGCTGTATTCACTTATATACAAGCTGGAAAAGTAGAATATCCAAAGCTTCCTGGAGCTTCAGCCACCTCTTCTGCTTTTAATAAATCTTTAGCGTTTTCTAATAGAGAAAATGTTATGGAGCAAGGTAATCCAGTTCCTCTTGTTTATGGAAGATTGAGAATTGGTTCTTTTGTAATTCAATCCTCTATTAAATCTTTCCCATTATCTTTATCATTAACAGACGAATTAATGAATAGTTCCTCTAAAAAAGGTAATAATCAAGTGGCCTCTATTGATCAGGCGGAATTAAAAAAATATTAGATTTTAAAGATGCAGCTCTAAGAATATAAATATGAATCATTTTAATAAGAAAAATTTTGGAGTTATTAAAGGTGCTGGAGGTAAACAAAGACGACCCGCGCCACCTCCGCCGCCAACTCTAAAACCGCCAGTAATGGGCGATTTGCAAGCTATTTCTTCTTATGAATACATTGAAAATGTAGATTTAATTTCTGATGGAAGTATTGATGGTTTAGTTAATCAGCGCGGCGAATATATTTACGATAATGGTATTTTTGAAGCAATTTATTTAGAAGATGTGCCTATCAAACAGTCTGCTAATATTATTGAAAATACCACCATTCAATCTTTTGATCTTTCTTTTATTGCAACTGGTTTTTCTGGAATAATTAGCGGATTTTCTGGCCATTATTATGACTCTCAAAATAATTTTTTAGATAGAACTTTAAACTCAACAGTTCCTTCGTTGACTGGGTATTTAAGTGGAGTAGGATATTCTGTTTTAAACTCTAAAAAAGATATAGCAAACAGTATATATTCATCAATTCAAGAAATTAATGATGCTTTTAATAAAGCTTCTCGCACGCCAGAATCTATTGTTTACAAACAATTGCAATCTATTAACTCTAAATTCAATTACAAATCACCTAAAGAAATTCAGTCTTATTTACTGCCAAATTTCCCTCAAGAATTTGATGAAGATTATCCATTTTTTTGTTTAAAATTAACTATCACTGGGGATAGTATATCAAACTATAGTATTGATACATACTCATATCTTGACAGTGATTTAATTAATCAAACATATTTGCCTCTTGAGAGTACAGAGTTACAAAATAGAAGATTTATCACACCGCCTTCAAAAATTAATTTAACTTATATTGATACATATATTGAAAATATAAGCAATCGTTTATGTGGTTCGATGTATGTCTTTGCTTACAAAGAGAATGACAAGCCTTTACAAAATTCAATTGATGCAATTATTAATAATATTAAATCCATCAAATTAATAAATGATTACTCCACATATAATATAGGTAACGCTTCGATGGAAGTTCGTAATGGCGACGAACTACAGAAACCTTTGAGTTCATTTAATAAAACTTATTTAGATAGGAATTACGGCGTTTCATTGCGTGGGCCTTTTCAAAAATCTACTAAAATAGCTACTTTATATGAAGAGCCACGGTATGAATCATTGGCATCTCAATTTGATTCTGCTTCACAAGAAGCCAAAACAGGGGTGAGTAAAACAATTCAACAAAATCTTCTTATAACACAAAACGAATATGATCTTGCGATAAATAAAAATGATGCACTTAAACTAGGTTATTTGTCAAATATTTCTCAAGAGTTGATCAAAGGGCGAGCTTATGATATTAAAATTATTAATTGTGTTGTAGGCGCTAGTCCAAATAAAATTGTTTTAAACTTTCGACTTGGCTATCTTGAATATGCGAGAGATGCTCAAATAATTTTAGATAAAAATACTGGTCAATTTGAAAAATATATATATTTGGTAGACTCACCTCCTACAGCGTTAGAGTTCCTTGTATCTGCGGATGGCTATATGAATCAAAGTGATAGAGATCCAACTTATGGGGTTCCAATACAACTAGCATATCCTTTTGAAGACTATTATTCATATATTTCAAACTATAATATTTTAGGTTTAGCGAGAACGCTTCTAGAATTAACTTTTAAAGCTGAAGGGAGTGATGATATGCGAAACATAGATCAAGTCTACACCCCATTCAGCAAACTTCCAAGCTATTCTGATTGGAATAATAATTATATTAAAAACTTTTATGAACCAGCCGTTCCTGTTGTTCATGTGATTAATAATCCTAATGTAGATAGGGTTTATATAACCATGTCTGTAAGGGTTCTGCGAGATGTAGCTCATAAATTAACTTCTTTAAAAAAAGCTGACGGTGGCGCAAAGAGTGTAGATGCTGGCACTAGTTTGCCTTCAATAATTAATTTTAAAATTGAAATTGGGTATCAAGATAAAAACGGAACAGAAACAATTATAGAGGGAGGCGAAAGGGAGTTCCAAATTAAAGGAACTGCCGATTCTCCTGCGAGTATTGACATTGGGAGAGAAGAAAATAATACTCCCGCTATTATTGCTCAATACTCAAGATTTATTATGGGTGCTCAACAAAGTTTTGCTGCTCCATTAATTTTGCCTCCAGCCCAACCTGATAGAACTCGTTTTGTCAGAATTTATCGCAAAACACACGAATCTTTCTCCTCTTTAGTAAAACGAGAGATTTCTTTAGAAAAAGTGAGTGAAATTATTAATCTTCCGTTTTCTTATCCATACTCTACTATTTGTGGATTAAAGTTAGACGCTCGCACATTGCCCGAAATTCCTGCTAGAAGTTATGATGCTAGATTTAAAAAGGTTTTTGTTCCTAGTAATTATTTTCCTCTTAAAGCAAGTGGAAAAGATAAACGTTATTTGACACTTTCAGAAAAAGCTTTATTTAGTGCTCTTCCTGATGATGATAAAATTATTTACAGAGGAAACTGGGACGGCACTTTTAAATTAGCTTGGACAGATAACCCAGCTTGGATTATTTTTGATTTATTAATTAATAGAAGATATGGTTTGGGTAACTTTATTTCTCCTACTCAGATTAACTATTGGGAATTATACAAGATTGCTCAATTCTGTGATGCTGTTGATAAAAATGGATTGTTTGTTGGAGTATCGGCAGCGGATGGTGGTTTAGAGCCTCGTTACGGTTTTAATGGAGTAATAGCGGATAAAACTAACGTTTTCGACATGATTAAATCTGTCGTCGCTTCATTCAGAGGCAATATGTTTTATAGCGATTCTGAAATTAACTTTACTAATGATCGTTTAAAACCGATTATCTCTTCATTTAATAACAGTAATGTAAAAGATGGATCTTTCAGTTACACAAACTCTCGTAAGGATTTACAATATAATGTTATTGAAGTTTCTTACTTGGATAGAGATGATTTTTTTAAAGAAAAAATAGAATACATCGAAGATTCTGACGACATTAAAACAAGAGGTATATTAAGAACTTCTGCTCAAACTTTTGGCGTAACCAGCCGCGCTCATGCCAAACGCATTGGCCAACATATTATTTATTCAACAATCAATGAAGATCAAAATGTTCAATTTGTAGGAGGTTTGGAAACTCTTCTTTGTCGGCCAGGCGATTTAATCTCTATTAATGATGAATTGCGTACTTTGAAAAAACATGTAGGAAGAGTCTTGGATATAGATTTAGCTAATAGCATAATTCACACTAACATTGATTTAACTGCTGGAGATTTTAGTTCTACAGGATTATTAGCGCAGCTTTCCGTCTTGATTCCAACTGGAAAAAATCAATTTGAAGACTTCTATAATTTAGCAAAAAGCCCAAGCAAGTTAAGCATCAGTCAATTATATCAGACTGACATCCCTCAAAATGTTGTTTTTAACGCTACTGGTGTGGATGTTAACAGTTTTGGCGCAAAATTTGTTCTTAATACAGGTGTTAGTAATTCTGGATTGCCTTTATTAGAAAATGCCAAGATTGGAGTCCCTTGTTCGGTTACTCTAGCTAATACCGCTCAAGAAGTATACAAAATCCAATCAATTAAAGAATTAAATTTAAACGAATACGAGATCGTCGCTTCTAAATTCGACACTGGAAAATTTGCTGAAATTGAAGCTGGAGAAACTCTGAACGATTTCTACTCATCTTTCCCATCTACTCGTCAAATTCAGGTTAATGAAGGCGCTGCATACTCTGTAAATAATCAAGCAAAGTATGATCTCACTGGAGTTCCTTTAATTACGTCTCTCACTACTGGTAATTTTGACGCTCAAAATGATGTTATTGATATTAATGCAACATGGCAGTCTGTCAATAATGCAAACTCTTATAACGTGGAGCTAATTACTCCAAAATATAGAAGCATTAAAACACAAACTTCTCTTAATTCCGTGGTCTTTGAAGACCAATCAGAAGTAGGAGTATTTAAATTAAGAGTGTCTGCTGTTCAGACTGGCGTTTATCCAGTTTTAGTTTCAGCAACTCATTCTGCCACTTTAAAAGTATTATCATATACTGCCCCTGTTCGTAGTAATGGCATTATAGGAAATATGCAATTTAATACTTAAATTATAATATAGATATGCCTATACCATCTCCGACACCTTCGCCGCCGCCGCCAACGCCATTTCCAACGCCTTCGCCAACACCGCCACCGCCAACACCGTCTCCAACGCCGTCTCCAACACCGCCGCCTCCTACGCCAGCGCCATTTCCGCCGCCATTTCCGCCGCCGCCGCCTCCTACACCACCACCGCCGCCGCCTCCTACGCCAGCGCCAACACCGCCGCCGCCGCCGCCTCCTCCTCCAGCGCCAACACCGCCGCCGCCGCCGCCTCCTACGCCAGCGCCAACGCCGTCACCAACACCATATCCAACGCCGCCGCCAACGCCTCCTGCGACTTTACCTGAATACCCAGGGGTAATTAATTCTTTTTCTCCTTCTGAATCTCCAGTAGGTACAGGAACAGCATTTTTAATTTCTCAAACAAAAGATTCATCATTCACTTTTCAATACAAAGACGTTTACGATAATGTTATTGACAACGAATTGCAGCTTGCTCAACAAATAGGTGATTTCTCTTATAGAGTTTCTCTATATACTACTGGAGCTACAGTTAATAATATAAATCCTTATTTGATCTCTGGAAATTTCGCTGTTAATCAACAAGCTTTAAATTTTAATTTTTTACGAACTAAAAATGTCGAATTATTTCGTTCTTCAGGAGCGCAAAGATATTATAATTTATTAATTAATGTTAAAAATGAAGGTTTAGAAAATTCAGTTCTTACTACGGTTTATCATATTCCAGCAAAAATTAATTCTGTTGATGTTCAAGATTTTTATTCTGGCGTGACTGGACAAATTGATTTTAGTTTAACTTTTGATGATCAATCTGTCACAAACTATATTACAAGAAGTGTTGATGTTTATACGGGGGCGAGTTTGGGTGATGTATATTCTACTAGTGGGTACTCTTTATTTAAAAATGTATCATTTTTAAATAACGCTGCTGTTCAAAATTTTTCATTATTCGCTAGTGAAGTTCCAAATAATACTAATATTTATTATCAATTTGTTCCTTATGATGATTTTGGTAATGGTTTTATTTATTCTGGTGGAGTTTCTGGTTATTTAAAAACTGAAATAGAATTATTAAATTATAGTTACGGCATTCCTCCAATTTTAAATTTTGGGGATCGAACTGGATTATATTTTTCTGGATTATCTTCTCCTCAAAATAATGAGCGTGATGGTGGCCTTATCTATCAAACAGGAAGTTCTGGGCAAGATTTATATTTGTTGCGCTCTGGTCAGTGGAAAAGGATTTTATCAGAAGATGTGAATGATAGCCGATACGCTTTGCAAAGCGCAACGGGCAACTTCGTCACCACAGCACAAACAGGAAGCTTTGTTGTTTCATCGCAAACAGGAGCTTTCTTAACGACTGGGGCAGCGGATAATCGTTACGCTTTACAATCAGCAACTGGTAATTTTGTTGCTACTGGTCAAACAGGCGTTTTCTTAACCGACTCTTCCCTATCCATTAAACAGATTTATATTGATGCTGCCTCAATGTTAACTGGGGTTTCTGGAGCGACTACTGGCAGAGCTTCTATTTTAAATTCTGGTATTGCTTATGAATTTTACTCTTTTGATCCACTAATTACTGGATTTACTCAATTTAACTTTCCTTTAAACGATTATAATCTTGGGCCAATGAGAACTAAATTTTATTGGACAGCTACTGGGTTTACAGCAGGAAATGTTGTTTGGGGGTTACAGTGTAGAGGGTTGGGTGATAGCGAATTATTGAATTCGGGTTTCGCTGGAGGCGTTGAAGTTATAGATTCTTCCTTTGCTGGTGGTACTGGAATCTATATATCAACAGGTGCAACATTTACTCCTTCTGGAAATTTAGCAGTAGAAGATATGTATTATTTTAGAGCTTATAGAAACGCATCTAGCGCCAGTGATACTCTCCCAATGAACGCTCGTTTATTAGGAATTGCTATACAATATACTGGAACCTCAATTTATGCTTGGTAATTTATGGTAATTTTAAATCAAAGATTTCGGCAAATTATGGTTGAGTATGGTTTTTGCTTTAAGAACTTATGAAACCAAATGATTTAATTAAATTAAGAATTAAAGTGTAATTTATTGAAATATGGGAGCTACAGTTTATAATTTAACAGGTTCAAGCGCAATCGACAGAGGGGCTTGTTATTCTTACTCTATTGATTTGAGCACTTCCTCTGGGGAGTATACCTTATCAGGATATTCTGCCTCTGGATACTTGCGCCGTAAATGGGATGGATCGTTTGGCCCTAACTTATCAACTAATATATTAAGCACTGGTTCTGGAATCTTAAATGTTTCTCTGACTGCTACTCAAACAAACTCTTTGTCAAGAGACGCTTACCAGCAAGAGGTTTTTATTTATCCTCCTAATAGTGGTTGCCCTGTAATGCTTCTTTACGGAGATGTTGATGTAATTGGGGGAGGCTCTCGGTAATGGCTGATATTTCTATTGTTATTAATCCTGCGGAAACAATTTCGGCAAATATTTTGCCGCCTAATTCTATTTCTATTGGAACAGCGGATAGCTACCCACCACATGCTTCTAGTCATGCTCCTGGAGGTTATGATTCCTTGTCTTCTTATTATGTCGCGACTGGAGACTTGACTGGTTATGTTAACAAAAGCCAAACAGGATATCTGTCGGGAACGTTTTATCCATACTCTGCGAATCCTGCTGGATATGTTCAAGGCGCGGTTGTTAGACCATCTAATACTGGCAATTTTGTTGATAAAGCTTCTGCCGTATTAATTACTGGTGATCAAAATATTTCGGGCGTAAAAACCTTTTATTCTCGCCCTAGCGTATCTGGTATCGGCCTTCAAACAACTGGTGAATACGCTACCTTTAACCTATGGGATGAATTTAGTGGCGAACTATACCCATATCCGAAAAATGATTTAAATAGATCGTACAATACTTTAAAACGCGCCGAAAATAATTCTGGTCCGTCTGGGGCGACTATTTGGTTTAATATTCCTCAGTGGACGGGTGCTAAACCAAGTTCAACTGGAGTATCTTCTTTTTATAATACTGGATTTTGGGCCAGAGATTACGATTGGTCGTGCGTGTCATTTAAGGGTTCAAGAACAAATAGCGGGAACGCTTCAGTCCCGTTAACATTGATTTCCCCTCGACATGCGATGGGAGTTAATCATATTGGAGATGGACCTGGGGCAAAATGCGCCTTCGTTTCCAATAAGGAAACTGGATATACTTGGGAGGCTACAATCGCATCTACAACAAATCTAAGTGGAGACGTTAGGTTGTACACTTTCACAAGTGATGCTCCAAGCGAAATTCGTCCAGCTTCAATCATCGGTTCGCCCCCAAAATCAATATGGGAATATGGAACTCTTAATTTCACAAGAGTATTAACCGTTCAAGATTCTACTGTATTGTTTGATAGATTAGGTAATATAGCTTCTGGTGCTGGATTTCAATCTGGGTCTTTAATTATTTCCCACTTGCCCGATTATAGTTCGAGATACACTGGTATTCATAAGAATGGCGACTCGGCCAGTCCAGTATTTTTCCCTCTTCAGGACGGAAGATTAGTATTCATCGGAGCAGCGTCAACAGTTTCTACTGTTGGTTTTATTGGCGATCCAGTAATTCGTTCTGGAATAAGTGCTGTTATTACGGGTCATACAGTTGACACATGGAATGTTCCAGCGGTTCAAACATCAGGATTGATGCCAGTAAGTGGTCAATTTAGTAGAATTGGCAGTATTTCAAACAAATGGAGGGAGGTTTATGCGGAAAATATTCACGCTGATAATTTGTATGGGAATCTAGGAGAATACGATCTTTACCCATATAATGAATATTTGTATGGGGGTTCTGTAGTTGTTGCGAGTGATCTTCATGGTTTGACTTTTAATACGCATTATGTGGGAACCTCCAATACAATTAATTTCAGCGGCATTTACTCAGAAACATTTTGGACTCGATTTGTTATTCCAAATTCTGGTGCATCGGTTAATTTCTCTTCTTCTGGCCCAACATTATTAATGCCTAATGGCAGTGGTTTTTCTGGAGTTGGATATGTGATTGAGGTTCGTGGAGTCGGTGATAATAAACTACTTATTCAGCCGATATCAGAGCCGCCTAGCGTTGCTGGGAGCACTGGTTATTTAACGGGCTATGTTAATAAAACAGAAACGGGGAATTTCTATCCGCGCTCAAACCCATCTGGGTATATAACCCCTGGACAAACTGGTAATTTTATCACTACTAGCCAAACAGGGCAGTTTGTTTCAACAGGTTCTACTGGTTCTTTTGTGACTGGTTCTGTAGTGCGTCCAAGCGAAACAGGAGCATTTTTAACAACTGGTCAAACTGGGGTTTTTATAACCTCTTCTCAAACAGGCCAATTTGTATCAACAGGCTCAACTGGCTCATTTGTTACGGGTAGTGTTGTGAGGCCAAGTGAAACTGGTAATTTCATTACAACATTTCAAACAGGACAGTTTGTTTCTACTGGTTCAACAGGTAATTTTGTCACTGGTTCTGTTGTCCGTCCTAGCGAAACAGGCTCTTTTATCACCTCTTCTCAAACAGGGCAGTTTGTTAGCACAGGAGCAACTGGCTCTTTTGTTGTTTCATCTCAAACAGGAGCGTTTTTGACCACAGGCGCGGCAGATAGTCGTTATGCTCTTCAATCTGCTACTGGGGCTTTTGTTACCACTGGACAAACTGGACAATTTGTTACAGGTTCTGTTGTGCGTCCAAGTGAAACAGGTATTTTTATTACTACTGGGCAAACTGGTTCTTTCATTACAGCTTCTCAAACTGGAGCATTTTATCCAAATAGTAATCCATCTGGGTATATAACAGGAGTTGATCTCAGCAGTTATGCAACAACAAGTTACGTTACTGGAGTAAGCGGATATTTACAGTATCAAATAAGTAACTTTTCAGGTTCTAGTTCAACTGGCAGTTATGTTTCTTTAACGGGTAATGAAACGATTTCTGGGATAAAAAATTTTATATCTAGGCCAACCGTTAACACTACAGGAGTTTTAATAAGCGGCGATGCTGTTGATACAATTCATTTGTATGGTAAAAATAGCGAATCCTTTACTTTAAACAAGGGTCAACCAGTTTATATCGGCGGAGCTAATGGAGCAAACCCTTTAATTAAAAGATCGTCAAACACTGGAGAAAGTGATTCTTCAAAAACTATTGGCCTTTTAGCTCAAGACTTAAACTCTAATGACTTTGGCTATATTGTATCAGAAGGAATCTTAGAGGGATTTAATACGAGCGCTGCTACGGCTGGCGATCCAATGTGGCTTGGCGCAACTGGAGATATTCTTTTTGGTACGGGCAATAAACCTTATGGAAACAATCATCTTGTTTATTTAGGCGTTGTTTTACGTTCTCAATCGAGCAACGGTAAAGTTTATGTCAAACCTCAAAACGGTTTTGAAATCGAAGAACTGCATCGGGTTTACGCTAAGAATGCAAGTACTAACGATACACTGATGTATAATTCGGGCAGCGGATCTTGGTTTGCTCGTCAAATCACAACTGGAGATGTTTCTGGTATTTCGTCTTACGCTTTAGCCGCTAACACTGGTTCCTTTGTCACATCAAATGCCACTGGCGCATTCTTAACCACAGGAGCGGCTGACTCTCGCTACTATAATATTTCAAACGGACAATCAATTAGTGGCTTTGCCACTACTGGTTTTAACGATGCCGTCACTGGCATGACTATTACTGGAGACGCTACTAAAACCATCACTCTTTTCCAAAGAGGAGGTTCGACTGTTTCTAGTTCATTTACTGATAATACTGGAACTGGCGGGGGCGGGGGCGGGGCAAGCGATACACCAATTTCTTTAATTTCATCAATTTGGAGTTAATATTAACTAAATAAAATATATGGCAAAAACTACTACAAATCCATTCACACAGACAATCAGAAACCTAGATGTCTCGTTATTAAATGCAACGTCATTCATTGCTGCTAATGGTGGAACTAATCCTACAAATACAGTTGAACTATTAACAGCAGGTAGTGAAGGTTCTATTCTCAAATCACTCATCGTAGCAAGTGATGATTCTTCTGCTCGTACAATTTCTTTTTACTTATCAACGGACGCTGGAACCACAAAGTTTTTACTTTTTAGTGTTCCTGTGGCTATCGCTTCTGGTTCTAATGGAACCACAGTTAATGTTGATGTTTTAAATAACGCTTTTGTTCAAGGTTTGCAAATTGATCAAAGTGGTCGTCCCATAATCGCTTTGGAAGCAAATTCTAAAATTTATATGGGCGTGATTACAGCGGCAGTCACATCAGGCAGAACGTTACATGTAGTTGCTTCTTTGGAGGATTTTTAATTTATGAATAGCGGTATTGTTGGAGCATTAGCAGCAGCGCCTTTACAAACTGTAAAGGCTCGATTGAGTAATTTTCAAGGTCGTTCATTTCTTACGTTTGATAAGTTTAGAAGAATTTTTAATACGATAAGTCCCAACAATGTAACTAATGCGTTACAGTTAGAGGCTATTGGTGGTACAACAAATGTTGATCTCGTCCTAACGCCAAAAGGCGAAGGAGCCTTTATCCTTGGCCCCGCTCCAGATAGCACAGGCACTGGCGGCAACAAACGAGGTCAATATGCAGTCGATTTGCAACTCAACAAAAGTGCCACCGCATCCCGCGTTGCATCGGGCAATTATTCGTTTCTCGCAGGGCTTGGTGGGAGTTCTACAGCCGACGCGACCACTTCAATAGGCCAGGGAAACTTAGTGACTGCTAACTATGCAGTTGGCCTTGGCTATGGTAATAGCGCTTCGGGTCTTGCATCTGTCTCTCTTGGATACAGCAACGCTAACAGCGGCACGGTATCGGTGGCTTTAGGGCAAAGCAATATCACCAGCAACAATCGCAGCTACGCTATCGGAAACAGCAACACAGCTAGCGGTGATGCATCAGGAGCAATGGGCGACACATGCACGGCATCCGCAAAAAGTGCTTTAGCAACAGGGCTTCAGGCACTTGCGTCACGCTACGCTCAGAAGGCTCACTCGGCAGGGCAATTCGCAGCCGTTGGTGATGCACAAGCGGTACAGTTTGTAGTGAGAAACAAAACAACTAATGGCACAGCGGTAACGCTCTTTTTAGACGGAGCGAGCACAAGGCTAACTATACCAAGTGGGCGAATTTTTTCTGGAATAATTAATATCGTCGGCAGCAAATCAGATGGGACAGCAGTTGCTAGATATTTAAGACAAGTAACGATTAAAAATGTTGCTGGTACTACTTCACTAGTTGGTGATGTTGTAACTATCGGGTCTGATGAGGTCGCTGCAACTAGCATTAGCATCACCGCTGACGACACAAATGACGCTTTGAGCATCCAAGTAACAGGAATCTCTCCTGAGACTTGGCGCTGGGTTGCAACAATTGATGGTGCTGAGTTAGCGTATGGAGTATAATTTATGAAAACATTTGGAATATTAGAAACACAAACTCTTGTTAGTTTATATCTTAATGATGATGGAACTATCAATCTAGAACTTATTCGTCCTAGAGACAAATGGGAACAAGACAACTCGGCTGCTCCTTGGAATCAGGAAAACCCTAACCTAGATACTGATTGGAGTAGTTCAATTTGGGAACCACCAACAATTGTTCCTTTAGTTAAGTTGCCTCAACCACAACTTGATCCAGTTACAGAATATTGTGAACCTAAATTAGTTTGGTTTGAAGACCGTGTAGAGCGTGATTGGGAAATTAAAACTATTCCTCCAATTCCACCTGAACAAATTGCAGAAGAGGCTGCACGCAAAGCTGCTAAACTAGCTATAGCTGAAAAACAAAAAAGATTATATACACCGTATCTTGTTTTACCAGAGAACTTTTACCTAGTAACAACAGTTGAAGATCAAAACGCATTTACTCGTCTGTTGACACTATTAACTCTTGCTAATGCAGATAATAATTCTCAAACAACAATTTCAGACTCTTCTGGTGTATATCATCAATTATCAGTCTCACGTTTTAAAGAAATTATGATTTCTTACGGTTTAGAAATTCATCAACGTTGGATTCAATATAAATAACATTAGAGATTATGCCAGACCCACATTTCGCAAACACACCTGCATTTTTTAAAGAACTGACCACAGCAGTTGTACCTTCTTCTGGTCAGATGGCTCTTTATTTTAAAACAGATGGTAATCTATATAAAAAAGATGATTTAAACGTTGAAACAGCAGTAGGTGGTAGCACATCAGCGATCAACTACACATATTTAGGCGAGTTTACCGCAACAGCGGCTGCTCTTGTGGCAGCGGATAATATTTTCAATGACACCCTGTATGATTCGTATATCTGGGAATTATCAGCTACACCCGCAACAAACAATGTTAACTTGATAGTGTATTTAAGAAATGCGACTCCAGCTAATGCAGCAACAGTCGCAAGAACTGGTGGTTATTACGTTGGAATAACGACTGGTATTGCTGGTACAACCGCTGTATCAGGGTCTATAGCTTCTGAAATGCTAAATACCAAACCGTGTTCATTTAGAGGTACATTAATATTTCAGTCAGCGACAAATAATTACGGTTTTTTTGAGGGCTTATCCCCACAAGTCGCTGATAGTTATACATTAAATTACGGTTATGCGTTTACCGATACAACGCTTCGGCAAGGTATCGCATTTGGTTATTCAGCAGGCAATGTGGCTAGTGCAACTCTTAAAGTTTGGGGGAGAAAAAGATGATGAACAGAGAACAAATAAAACAAGAATTGAGAGATGAAAATCCTTCTTCTCATATAAATGGTATTTTATATACCACAGGAGATGTTGCTTATGAGGAACTATTGGAACAATGGGTAGATGCCCGTGTAGAACAGTTTGACACCACTCCTCCCATTATTGTGAGCTTTCGCGCTCTCGCCTTCGCGCTTGAAGCTGCTGGACTTTACTCTACTGTTAAAGCCGCCGCTCTAGCTACTACAGAGGGAGAAATCTGGTGGGAAACCGCAAAGTCTTCAACTGTTGCTCGCGATCATCCATTTGTTGCTCAATTGCAATCAGTTCTAGGAAAGACAGATGCAGAGATTGACGCAATCTTTGATGCTGCAAAATAATGAATGCTAAATTTATCATATTAATTATGGGCAGAAGTGGCGCTGGGAAATCCACATATTATAATAAATATAAAGACTCATTCGAATCTCATTTGTACCTCAACAATGACAGCGTTCGACAATCTAGTGACAATAAAGATTTTTCAATTCAAGGAAGATTAAATGCCGCAAAAGAAATGACCAAACGAATTTCTAATTCTGAAAATGAATTGGTAGTGGTTGATATGATTTGCCCACTAAAAGAAATGAGAAAGATTATATCTCCTCACATGATAATCTGGATCGACAGAGAGTTCGAAAGCT